TCTGAATAGAGGCAAGCCCACCGGAAACGGAAACTACCTTTGCCCTGAACGGGCCAACGGGGTTGACTCCGCTAGTGTATGAAGTTGATCTAGAAGTTCGTCTACTCATTACGTCATGCTCCCGTAACCGCTAGTCTTCTGCTTTGCCAACTGCTGCGCCAACCTCTTCAGATAGCTTATTACCGGAATATACTGATTATAATCATCAGAAGCATAGTAAAAATCGTTTGGCCCATGTGGGATGGTACTAGCACTCACGGTCACATTGCTATTGTATGGATAGGGAAGTGGAAGTTTCCCATGCTTAGCAATATACCTGGACCCTTGGAACGAGTCATACTTTTTGTCTGCATACCACACATCCTCAATTGTTACTTCCCCACCGGATTTAGAACTGGCAGGCGTCGTGGGCTGGAAGGAAGAGTTGGGCCTTACGTATTTCCCTTCAAGTTTAGCCCAATCGTCGGCATCCCAAATAGCGTCCGCAGGTAAACCATTTGCCTGCTGAAAGCGTAAGACAGCAGCGTTTGTGAGGGGACCCCACCAGCCGTCTACACTTGTTCCTACCGCCTGCTGGATTCGTTTCACACAATCGCTCCCACGCACACCAAGTCTAAACGTTTGTGTGCTGCAACCAGAATCAGGGGTTTCTTCAACAGCGGTCGCAGAAATATTTACCATCTTACCCTCTCCCGCACGCATCTCCACCCTATCAACCATGAATGGCTGTGTAAAGTTTTCAACACCAGTAATGTTGAACGACGAACCGGGATAAATTGAAAATGCTGAAGCAGACGGCAGTAACTGAAACTTAGCTGTTGCCGCTTTTTCACCATCAGACGTTCTTCGGACACTACCCGATGACGGGAAAAACGCTGAACGAGAAGGAGTGCCTAATCCCGCCATATTCAAGTGGATTTTAAACTTGCCCTGGTTTTGTACAATGAACTCTTCAGATGCAAAAAACATTGTGTTGTTCGCCTCAAAAAACCGAAACTCATTCTTGCCAGCCAAACTTTTTAACATATCAAAAGTTGACTCGTCCCTGTTATCTTTTTGTACCCGTTCAATCTTCCCATCGGTAGGTGAGTCCTCACCGAAAAACGAAAGCCCAACTCGTGCAGCAGCCTGTGCTGCAAAAATAGTCGGAGAAATACTACCAAAGTTTTTGTTACCTTTTTCCCGCCGTAGCTTTTGAGTGGCCTGCGACCTCGCAGTCACATTCACCTCAGCCGCTCTACCAAACTTCAGATCAACCGCAGCAATCTCAAACTTGTATTCACCGTATGTTACAGTTCGGCCAATCATAAAATAATTATTGTTGTGCAACTTTAAGTAAGGGTCGCTTATCCTGAAAGTTAACTGGCTGACCATATCGGCAGACAGGTCAATGCTTAAGTCCAGTATTGATTCGTGTACTTCGACAAGCCGGTCACCTAATTCGCCAACCTGCAACGATTCTACAGATAATTTTTCAACATCTAATGGCATAACAAGCTCCTCATCTCAGCTAATAAAAAATCATAGCGGTTGCATCTTCGGCCAGAGGGCGGGAGTCTGCCTCGCCGTCACCGCCAATAGTCCACAGGATCGGGTCCGCCTCATCAACCGTGTCATCAGGCTCAGGCGTGGGAGATGCTATATTAGGTGTAACTGTGGGGTCTCTATACACCGCCTTTAAAATAGTAAGGTCTTGATTAGCGAAAACCGATTCGGTTAGCTGAATCGAAACTTCTGCACGACTTGGCGAACCATCTAACATTCGATACGACACCGAATAAGAGAACTTAGTTAGCATAACCGAAAACGGTAGGGCGGTTAAACCATATTTAAACTGAAACGCAGCCCCAGAATCCGCAATCGCCTCTAAACGATCAAGTAGTTCAATGATAGAAAGTTTGCCACCCGACTCCTTATCTGCTATAACAGCATTAAACGACAATGTGCGTAACGATGATGAATCAGAAACTAACAACGGTTTCTTAAATGGCCTGCTAAGTTCTTGGAACTTCGGAGAGAACTGATCGTACTTTAAATCTTTAGGACCAAACGGAAAGTCAAAAGGCTCCACTGAACCGTCTGGTCCACTCTGCAATGTAGGGTAGTTGCCGTACTTATCTTTAGCGGCAAAGCCGTCAGGGAACACAAATTGAGCACGCATCGGTTTAGCGAGCCGTACTACACTTCTACTGCTGCCCTGTCCTGCGGCGCTATTTGTGTATGCGTTTGTTTTAGCCATTGGAACTCCTATGGTCCTTTCTTGCCTGGGGTGCGTCTACCACCTGGATCACCTGCCTGACTCAGAGGGTGGACCCTCGTGCCGGGTGTTGGAGGTGCTGGAGATTTCAGTTGTAATAACATACGTGTCTGCGCCTCGCTCAACCGTATTCAAATCACCGCTAATACTCACCACAGGACGGCCTCCAGCAATAACTTGTTCAATCAGTTCCGATTGGTACTGCTTCATAACCTCACCGAACCCACCAGGCAACCCATCTAGTGCCGCTTGAAGCACAGTGATATCCATACCGTATGTCTCACTTGCATCCAGCGCTTCCTGTGAGGTAAAACCGTTTTGCCCTTTATTGTCAAGGTCATAAGCTGCGTTTGTGAGAAGAACATTACGAATGTTGTGATCACTATCACCGAAGTCTTCCCTAATAGAAGACATCACAGCGTCTCTAAATGCTGTCTCCGCCGCCGGGTTAATCACCATCCCGCCCATAGATTTATCCCCGAATAAGCTACGCAGAGTCGCAGGATCAAAATTCGCCGCCGACACCCCAAACGCTTGTACATTATGCGTACCAGTCGCAAGGTTAGAGAAATCTAGACCGCTTTGGGGACCAACGTTACTGTATCGGTCGGCATATCCTGCCACTGGGCCGTAGAAAGGCTTACCAAAGATGGCGTCTCCGACAACGCTCGGCCCCAAGCCTAATGCACTAGATATCCTGCCTATAAGCTCCTGCGTGACCGAACCGTCTCGGTTCAACCCCAAGTCTGCAAAAATAGTGCTGCTTGACCCTGCACCTAGGTTTTTGCGGAGGCTTGTCTCCAATGATTGTATAGCCGCAACTGACGCCTGCATCGGGGTCATGCCCTCAGCAATGTGCAACTGTGTGCTCGTGGACAAGAAATCCATCGCCTGATCAGTGGTGACCTCACCGGTTGCACCGTAGCCCTTTACTATGCCTGTAAACTGTGCCTGGTTGGTTTTAAGCAGCTCATTTTGCTGTTGCTGACTTGAGAAAAAGTCAGGTAAAAAGGTCTGTGTTAGGTCGGCAACCGTCTGGTTCCTTAAGTTGATGATCGCAGCAACCGAGTCTTCCATATAGTCCACGAAAGGATCAATGTTGAAATCGTTAAGTACTCGCTCAACTTCGTTCATTGATAAGCCGGTTTGCTCAGCGATGGATTCCATCTGATCAGTCATCAGCGTATTGGCTTTTTGTATTTGGGAGTCCATATCATCCAAAGTATTGTCATTGAACAGGTCCGTAAACATTTCGTCACGGTGAACAGACTCAGGATCAACACCAATAGACTTCAGGTAATCTCTGAACTCCCGAGTATCCCCCTCCATCTTCCGGTTGCCGGTCTCTTCGTCAATAGCCGCATCCATAGCCTTTGCAAGCAATTCGGCCTGTCCAGCTAGCAAGTTCGTTGCAGCAGAACCTGAACCTACCTCGAAAGCAGCAACGTCTAACTTGACTTTTTTTGACGCAGCTTCAGACGCCTTTTTTAGCCTTTTTTGACCCTCTCTTCCTGCAAAATACGTACCAACACCACCAATAACGCCACCAACCACGGCACCCACAGCCATACCGATTGGAGTACCAAACGCACCAATACTTGCACCGATTGCAGCACCACCAAGAGCACCAGTAAGGTTGTTCCCCATACTATTGTCACCTGCCAGCCCCCGATTAGCTGCACCTAGCAAAGTCGTGGCACCGCCTACCGCAAGCCCAGCTTGAGGTCCAAGAAGAAATGACGCCGCCGTACCTGTACCAAGGCCAGCAAAGAGTGGACTATCTGTAGCCCTCTGGTTGTACCCACTTGCAATACCGCTAAAGCCGTCGTCTCTGTAATCTCCAATCATGTTAAGGCCCTCAAGACCAGCCGCAAGCGCACCCAACTTACCAGCCCTACCAAGGAATCCAGCACCTCGGCCCGCAGTCAAAGAAGCGTGCCCAACGTTTAGTGATCCCGCCAGTCTAGCACCACGTGAGACATTACCAAAGTTCTGCAAGTTTGCATTAACCGAACGAATATGGGAAGCAGACATTGCTCCTCCTCCGGCTGCTGCTGTGCCGATAGTCCGAGCGCCAGCAGCACCCCTAGCACCCTTACCCAGCAAGCCACGGCCTTTGCCCTTTGTCATCATCATCAAGCCACCCAATAATGCCACTTGACCCATATCGCCTAGAGCACCACCACCGCCACCACTAATCCCCTGAAGAATCCCAAACAACCCAGAAATAGCAGAAACCAACGTCTCCACAATAGGAGCCAACATATCCAAAACATTAGCCAACGCCTCCAACGCCCCCGGCAGACGTTCCATAAGAGGCGCAAACTTATTAAACACCCCAAACAAACTAGGAATAACATCGTTCGCCAACGTATTAAACACATCAGCCAACAACGGCAACTTATTAAAGAAGCCCATCTGCCCGCCAGACAACTGGTCAAACAAAGCACCAATCACATTACCAATAGACGAACCAAAATCCTTAAACGCATCCGCATTCTCAACAATCAACCGATTAAACGACTGGAACAACCCACGCCCACCAGCAGCACCACCCATAGCCTTAAACATATCAATAACAACATTAGCCGCAGGTTCTAACTTACCCAGATAATCACCGAGATTAAGGAAAAACTCCTGAATAGCCTTACCAAAGTCAACAAACGACTGACCCATCTCCTTAATGTCTGTCATATTGTTGATAATGTTTTTACGAATAAACTCGCTAGTCGCCCCAATAAACGTCTCAATCGAGGGAGCAAAAGACTCGGCACCAAACTTCTGAAGAACAACCGACATAGACAGGATATCTTCTTTAAGCATCCTAGAGATATTTGCAAACGACTTACGGAACGGCTCAAGTAAAGGTGCGCCTAAATCAGCAAAAATGCCTCTCATGCCAGCAAACTCAGTCTTAAGCGTACCTATAAAAGTTGACGCCATCTCTGAGCCAACCGTCTGGAAGTTAGCGCCCGTAGCGCCTCCACCTCCAACAATGCCCATAAGCCCTTGCATCGAACTTACATTCTTCAGCGACCCCTGATTAAACCCAACACCACCCCGCAAAGCGGTTGTTGCTTTCTTCACATCGCCAGAGCCTATTGACGACGCCAAACTTTGAGCCGCCTTAGCATCCCCACCTGAAATGTTTAACAACTGGCGCATAATGTTGTTAGTCTGATTGGGTGTAACGCCCCCACGTCCAAGCGACCCTACCATAGCAGACGTGGCCTCGCTACCTAGAAGGCCCCTGGTGCGGCTACCAATGCTTCTCGACGCCCTGCTAGCGTTGGCCCTTCCTTGAGCACCACCACCAAACTGGAAACCTAACTGCACCTCGTTAAACTGCCGCATTGCTGCTGCCGCAACAGCCAAAGCAGTAGCAACACCAGCCGCCGCAACCGATAAGCCTCTCAACGACGCTTGATACGCCGACGCTGCCGCTCTACCCGTAATAAGAGCAGCCTTAGCTGCCAGAAGGCCAGCCGTAAAAAGACCGAGCTGCCCCGCTAGGGCAATAAAAGAGAACTTGGCTAAAGTAGCCATAAACTTCATGAAAACAGCAGTTACTTTTGTAAGTATACCCTCCATCTTCTTAAAGCGCTTATTGACACGATCCATACCCCGATCCATGTCTTTGGCTTTGCGGTTAAACGCCCCCATGTGGTCTTCGATTGCCTTAAGGCGAGTACGTATAGCAGCGATATCATTACTGATATCGGCATCTACCTCTACCTTAATTACAACTTTTTCTTCAACAGCCACGTGGTACTCCTAACAACGAGAAACCGGGAATCCCTATAGAGCTATTCTACAGAAATTCCCGGCATCAAGTAAACACCTGTCCTACTATTCAGTTTTATCCATAGCCACCAGTGGTGCCACGGCGGGTTCGATCACGGTCCTTGTGATCGGTTGCAAGAGCTTTAGCACACGCCATACGAATAAGCCACTCGTCATAATCAGAGTTTAGAATATCAAGCGGATCAGTGTGAAATGCTTCGGCTAATCGTGCCGCTGACCTAATCCTAACATCATCGGCTAATTCGTCAATTAGCCCTTCGTAGGGTCTGCTGTCTCAAGATCATCGCCGTAACCGGCGTAGTCAAGAATTTTTAGAGCCGTATTCTCAAGGTGTGGGTCAATAGCATAGAACGCACGAATCGCATCAGGTAGAGGACGCTCTGTGTCCGTCATGTCCATAATAGCCTGCGATGCAAAGGTAATAGCATTACCCTCCTCATCTGACACCAATTCGTCGTTAAAGTAAATACCTGAAACGGTCTGCCCCACAACATAGCACGAAAACTTGATAGAGTCTAACTCATCAGTTTTACGGTTTGTCGAATTCCGACGCCACGCCTTCAACTGATCGTTCGTGATATTAGGGGAAAATCTAACTGTTACGCCCTTACGTTCAGGTACAGGCATCTCAATCTCAGGACGAGTCACCTCACGGCTAATCTCTTCCTTCAACTGGTCCAGAACTGTAACTCGCTTGGACTTAATCTTAGCAGTAGCCGGAGTAGGACTATCCGAACCTGCAACTTCAATAATTTCGTTATTTTCTTTATTTTCGCTCATACTGTGTAGTCTAGTAACTTTCTGTCAGCGCTGTCAAGCCACTAAGAAAATTAGTCAGTCAATTCCTTCCAAGTATTAGGGCCAACAATACCATCCACAACAAGACCTTCGTCCTTCTGGAACTGCTTCACAGCCTTCAAAGTCTTAGGTCCAAAAGCTCCGTCAACCCCAGAGTTCTTGCGAGGGCGAGAAGTCAACTTATACCCCTGCTTATCAAGCAACTTCTGTAGCAACTCTACAACCGTCCCCTTATCTCCCTTACGGACAACAGTCTTCACCGCAGCAGCAACAAACTCAAGCGCTGCCGCCTTCTCCGACTTCACCGAAACCGGTGCAGGAACCTTAATGTTGCCCTTAACAGGGAACCACTCCATAGTAGAACCGCTCACACGACACGGCTGATGGTGCCACCACTCACTAGAAACCGTCTTGCAAATTCCAAATTCTTTAGCAATCTGATTCACTTGCCTAGTGGAAATGCCCTTACCAACAATACGAAAATCAACGGCATACCCGTAACCACCGAACTTAGGCTGGTCCATATGGTATGATCCTTGAAATCCCGCACTATTTACACGGTCAGGATTAGCCGCCAAGTTGAAACCTGGACGCCGACTCTTATAGCCGTTATACAGATACTTTTGTTGCTGATAGGTCCGAACGCCAGAAACAACAGACACCTTGCCCTTGATACGTGGATCAGCAAAGAATGCTTCCAGCCGGGACTTAAACTTAGGGTGAAGGTCCTTGATGTTGACCCGATTACTTACCGTTGGAATACTCATGATTTAGCCTCATGTAGAAAATATGTATAATAAGTACCATATAACAATGCGCACCCAAAAACAAGCAATGTAAAAAAGAAAAGGCGCTACCGAAGTAGCGCCAATCCTAAAAAATGTAACCTTTACCGGTTCAGCCGTCTACTGGAACTTCCTTCTGAATCTCGCTCACAGCAAAGGTGAGTGAGTAGGAAGCCGGAGCGCCCGATGAAGCATCACCATCAGGCTCTGTGAGTCCGACAAGTAGTGCCCGTGGGTACACACGCTCTGAACCGGGGTCCTTGAGATCACAGTTAAGCGTGAAAATTGCAATGTCGTAGTAGCATGAACCTACTAGTTGTCGTAACCTGGACAACTTGGCATGATCATTTGCACCGTCTGTAGCCGGGTCATAGAACCGGCTGACAGTAATGTCACCAATCTCCGAAGGAGCACACAGCACCTGAGGGAAAGACGCACCACCATCATAAACTTTCTCAACAGACGCACTAATTTCTCCACCGCTAACCGTAGCAAAGTATGACGTGACGCCAAACTCAGGCCCATTGATATGACCCGTAACGGGCGTTGGATTGATTGATGCTACAATCTGTCTTTGTGTTGCTTTTGCCATGTCTAAATCTCTCCTTAGATTAGCGGAGCACTCAAGTTGCTCTTAGTGATTGTAATGTCGATAAGGTCAGCCACACCGGAAACCCGAATGCCAACCTGCGCCTTGATTAAGCCTGTAGCTAACTGTGTGGCAGGGTTGATAGTGCTATCAACACGCACACTGTAACCGGCATCAACCGGATTGCCAGTGTCATCAAACGCCTCATACAGACCGCCTGCTACCCGAATGGGGTCAAGGAACGCTTTGATTGAAGCACGAATCACACCAAAAGTGTTACCTCGTCCATCAATCACGCTGAACACGTGCTGTTCCATCCGGTCTTCGACACCCAAAACAATGTAGTTCATTGTGTCACGCATCGAGATATAGCGCCAGTTTGCTTCATCGCTGGAAACTGAGCGTGCGCCGTAAACTCGGATTGAGTCGCCAACCTTGCGGATTGCGTTCACCCGTGCAGCATCTAGTGCATCACCAGTTGCCGGAGTTACATCAGAAGCCAGACCCTTAAGGGTGCGTCCTGCTGAAATTGCGCCAGCGCCTACCCGCCAAGGACCGCCCGCCTTCTGAACTGCACGACTACGAGCAGCAGCGGTGTAAGCCTCAGGTGAGATTGTGATCGTTGCACCCTGAATAGTGGACTCGCCCGTAGCGAGTTCAGTAACCGCAGGTGCCGCAACCTTCACGTACGGCCAGTAAAATGCCATGTGGCTAGCATTAGCATCAGCGTAGTAGGTAGCAGCGTCCGTCTTAGCGGTAGCAGCAGAATCCGCTGCACCAAAGCTACAAAGTGCAATTCGATTAAATGCGCCAGCGTGAGCAGCAAGAGCAGCCCAAATGGCGGCTCCTGTGCGACCCGGAGCACACACCGCACCAGTGTTCAGGTTAGGTGACAACTTACCAGTGTCGTCAATAGCAAGAGCAGCAACGACCTCGGTGTTTGAAACTGCCGACCCATCCGAAGCGCTACCGCTAACAGCAGCCGCAACCGCAATGTCTAAGTTATTGCTGGCATTGTCAGCCTGTGCATCGGTCAAAGTAGTCGAAGCTACCAATAGGTGCTTGATTCCCGAAGCGTTAACAAAGTTAATACCGTCAGCAACGGTCGCCAAGTCACGAGTTGTCAACAGAGTCGCACTATCTAGCACGAACTGAAGTCGGTAGCCTGATGAATCAGCAGCAAGAACAGCAACCGTAAGGTTTGATGCCCATGTACCAACAGAGCTAGCGGTAATAGTCATACCGGCTGAAGCACCAGAGTTTGAGGCTAGTGAAACGGAACCTGCCGCCGCACCAGAACCCACCACACGCTGAACATGGCAGCGGGTGCCACCCTCGTCAAAGTACGTCTTGACATGAGCATAAAGATTGGTTGATTTGTAGTTTCCGTAGTAGGTTGTGTAATCACCAAATGAACGAAGAAGGGTAGGCTCAGCAGTGGGGCCACGTTCGGCCTCGCCCACCATAAATACCTGACCTGCAACGATATCTCCGGCACCCACAGGACCCGACCGCACCGCAGTAGTAACGTTAACTCCCGGCATTTTAAGCCTCCATTTTCATCGAATGTACAATACGCATATTGTTTAACCTCAGGGCGAAACGTAATGTGTCTGCTCTGTCAACTATTATATTACCACCAAGTGCTTGGAAGTCGCAGGAACTATATCCCTGATAAACAAATTAAGCTACAGGGCTTACAGCCGTACTCGCAGCAGAATACGCTCCAACACCGGCTGTATTGTTTGCGGCCACTCTAAACGAATAAGATACACCATTACCTAGCCCAGTAACCACATAGAAACCATCTGTGCTGCCAGTGTCCGCCGTCACAGTAGTCCACGTCGAACCTGCATCAATAGACTGTTGCACAGTATACCCAGATATTTCATGCACACCGCCGTTCCATGTAGACTCTTTCCACGATAACGTGACCTGAGTGTCACCAGGAATACCAAGCAAATTCGTGGGGGCAATCGCAGTAATGGGCAAAGAAGTCACGGTAACGTCAGCACTTGTAAACACGCCTACAGGGGTGTGGTCGATAATTTCTTCCAAAGCAAGATCATAGGCAATATAAGCGCCCGCCAACAGCCGCTCTCCCTTAATCAACGTTAAGTCAGAAAACTCTTCTCTAATCGTGCCTTCATCAATTTTCGGAGAGCATGGAACAGAAGTATCATACTCAGACAGTGACGGACCATCCATCAATGCTTCTCGTATAACAGTAGTTAAGTTGTCACGCTGCGCTGTAACAGTTTCAGCTCCCTGATCCCGTACCCAGATATATGTACGCATTTCGTATACAACACGAAAGTTTGGATCATGATCAAACTCGTAGCCTTCTCTTGTAACCGAGCGAGTGTTAATCACCAGATTAATAACCGTGGGCCATGCATCCAGAGCAAACGGCTCATAACTAAGATAGTACCGAGGGTCTGGTAACTGAGTTGAACTTAACCCCCAATGGTTTCGATACGTGATCAAACGAGAAGGCAAGTCGTTACCTAAATAATTTGACACATAGTTTTTAGCAAACCTAGGTCCTGACATCATTTTAGATCAATCCTCCTGTGGCCTTCACGCCCACTGAGCCATGTACCAGATACTCTCCAACAACATGTGCTGTCTGGTCTGCCATTAGTTTAGGCAAAAATAGTGGCTTTCGTTGGGCCATATTGCTGGTACCGCTTTGATGAAACTGTGCATAAGGTAGCTTTGTACCAAACTCTGCTGTTCTCGCACCCATATCACGAACCGCACCCCTACCACTATTCATGGTCAGACTACTCCGTAAATCACCGGTACGCACCAACACGCCGTTTGCGCCATAGTTCTCAATCTTCCAAGAAGCATACTGCGGCTCTAGCGGTTTCCACGGAAAGCCAGAAGTAGCACCACCCGTTCTAAAATTGTCACGGTGGGCTTTCTGCAACTCTTGAAACACCCAACGGAACACAGGCTTAAAATCCCGTGATCTGCGAAGAATCTTCACAAAACGTCTATCTGCCCTAGAAGTGTCAACGTCTACAATTCTGACTTGCACACGCATCTTAGGCCACCCGTACTCTGCGATACCTCTTGATACTCAGTAACTCACGATCCGAGAAACCAGTCTCAAGCGGGGCCACGTTTCGTGTTGTTAAGTCTTTAAGGCCAACAACATCGTCATGCATGTTTTGCATTTCCCGAGTCGCTGCACGAAGCATCAGTATCTTAAACGCTTTAATGTTAGCCCCATCTAAACCCGCAGTGTACGAAACAGCAATACGGTCATTTGCATACGCATTAAACAAATCAATACCGTAGTCCCTAGTTACATAATCTCGCTCTGCGACCTGAGCGGTAGTGGTTGCCCCAGCCGAAGCAGGAGTAAGCGTTACCGACGACACAGACAGAACAGGACTATTCTCTAAATACAACGTATACATAGGAGTATAAATTATACCTGGAGAAGTTAGCGAACTTGAAGGGTCTGTGGTGTAATTATAGTAATACTGATTATTTACCACACCCCTACCCACATCAGGTACTCTGTATGATTCTGTGAAAGCTACCTGCTCAACTGGACGCCGAAGGTAGCCCTCCAGTTCAGCCTGTAGACCCTCAATAACAAACTGAGCAGCATCTTCTTGGACATTAGTGAAAGTAATATCCATATAGGTTGTTATGTCAGAAACTGTAATTAGGGCCATGCCACCACCTCAACTAGAATTAAGACCTGTCTCGGCCACTGCGTAAACGATTAGCACCACGGCGGAGACTACGAGCCAGACGACGGCGAAGGCGTGTCAATAAGCCTGGACGCCGAGAAGCTGCATCTTCTTCATCAAGTTCTATGTCATCAACATCTATTGGATCGGGCATACTTTCCTCCTCGGTAACGTCCGCTACTTATATATGATACCGTACCTTGACGGGTTCTACGGATTACTCTTTAAGCGAAAGACGCAAGAGGAAAAAAGAAACTTCCGTCAAGCAACATCACACCAATAACAGAGTACCCCACAATATCAAGATATGTGTCGTGAAGACTTTCGTTTTGTGCATCACGACCCTGCGCAAGCAAATTCTCTAAACGGGCAACTTTATCATGAAGCCTAAGCAACAGACCAGAATGTCCAAATCTTGCAATATTGTTTGGACCGTAATCACGCTGCTTACTGCACAAGGTTTCAACTGTCTCCACCTCGTCAAGACACCCACTAGCCTTAATAGACAAACGAGCCATAGTGGTCCAGTCGATACGTGTAGGAACCGCATCACTACTGTTAAAATACTTATCAATCATGATATCCAAGTGAACACGGATACGCTCAGTTGTGGGCATCGGCGGCCACTTCCTGGCCGGTGCTGATCCGCTCGCCCCAAATATGTCTTTAGCAATATACGCAGCGGAGTCATCCCACGTGGTAAGCACAATATCAACGCTTGTCATTCGACCGGCCCACTGCCTCAGAGATGCTCACCTTCAACAAGAATAGGAACCATACAAGCCCTGTGATCACAAATGCGTCCACAAACCCTATACCGGGGCGGAACACTTCCATGTCCTCCCACGCACGATTGACGGTGCTGTTAATCCGCATGACTGCAAGCGCCGACAGGGCAGTGACCACAACAAACGACACAAGACCTATATAGGCAGTTGCAGGATGTGGACGAGTCTCCGCATTTTCTTCGGTCAGTTTACTCAAAACTTTTTCCCAATCTTGGTCTTTATATTCCTTGGACATAACTCTCCTTAACTATTTGGTGTACTCTCTGTCTAGAGAGACCATACTGCTTTGCGATAGACGATAATGGCATCCCAGACTTGTGTCTCGCCAAAATATCCGTGTTGCGAATTATCACTTCGGTCTTTGACTTTGGGCCAGGCCGAACTGGTCCCCACTCCCAACTAGGCAGCGCCGAAAGCATAGCAATTCTGTCGTCTGGCAGTGCCTGCTGCTTGTAGCGAGTACGCATGTAACTAACCCAATTACCTAAGTTTATTTCTTCTCCGTCAGGTAGGAACTCTGTATGACCACTGGGTGGCATTGCATCGCCGTACCTGTTGTAGTACTGAATCAATGCATTGTAATGTTTTTTCCATCGCTCATGGTGATTCATAGAAGTATGATAATACACCCACAAAGAGTTGTCAAGCCGACTTCAGGATAACTGTATTTCTTTTGATAAAGAGCGTAGGCGTTTAACAGTCTCCGCAGTCCCTACTCTTTCAGACCACTCTACAATATCCTCGTTAACTTCTAACTCGATTGCTTCCCAACACCGGATAAACTGCGCCCTGTAAACAGCAGGGACAGAATCCACTAAGTAAAAAAAGTCATCCACTTCTGGATACTGGTGGAATCCACAAATAGACGCCAACGCAAAAGGTAGCGACACCTTGCCTTCAGGTGTTAGAGGAATAGTGGTTGACAATCCATTAAATTGAACCATATCGGCAAGATACGTTAAATCAATAAATATTTTATGATTTTTGAAATCATGAAGAGAAACCATACTACTATCTTAAACGCCAAGCGGGGTCAGGTTCAAGCGACCTGACCCCACCTAGGTAATTTGATTGCTTCTCGATCACCGGCACTTTAACCGATATTCACAATCTCCTCCTTCGGGGTTAGCCTGCTTGCCGGTACAACTATAATTTACAACCCAAACTTTCGCCAGATCGCAACTAATTATAATAGCCTCTCCGCAAGAATGTGCCAGTGGTGCTTACTACGCCACTAAGTCATCTAACGGGACACGCCCCGGAAACACAAGCGTCCTCTAAGTCATCATCTGACATGACAGTAGACCCCGTTAGTTTTTCACCAAGCGGTGAGGTGTTGTTAACCATGTGCTCATACTCACCCTTGGTCAACTCGCCCATCGGAGCCTGATCAAAACCATGCTCACTGTGCAGCAGGAACGAAACAGACTTCATCTCATGCCAGTTCTTAGCAAGGTACTCACGAATCCCATCCAATTCATCGCTCTTGTAATACACGGTCACAGAGATAGCATTGTCTGCCCACACCTTCTGCAAGTACCGAACAAGGTCCATCTGCTCAATCGCCGTCATGTCCTTAGCCTCAATAGTTCCATCAGGGAACGCACAAGGGAACTCAACCACCACTGTGCGAGGGTCTTCTGAGCCATCAAAGTTACGCACAGGCTCAACGTAGAAACCCTTGGATCGACAGTAGTTGACAAGAATATCGCCGGACGCCATACGCATCCGCTTCACAAAGTACTGGCTAAAACCGGGGTGAACGCCGGGAGTCACACCTGGAAGAAGGCTAAGAGTGCCCGATGGCTTAATCGTCGTAAGCCTAATCGACTCCGGCCAGCCACGCTTTGCCGACCACTCTGCATCCAAGGCACGCAACGAAACATACGCTTCATCCAACCAATCAATCTTGCCCAGCGCCTGCGTAACGCCCGTAATGCCCAGACCAAGACGCATGTTCTGCGAAGTAATCTTGTCGGACGTGGGATCAAGATATCCGAGCGCAGCAACGGACTTCTGTACCTTGTAAAGAAGTTGCGCCACATCTTGCAGTTCTTCTGGCGAATCAATCATGGGCAAGAAGATTTCTGCCAGGTTGCACGACTCCCGATTAGCCAATGGAATCTCCGCACAGGGGTTAACCCCGACAATAGACGGGTCAGGGCGCTCTTCGCCCATGCGCCCAAACTGACGAGAAGCCTCTAGATTAAAGAAACCGTACGGCTCACCGTTCCCCTTGTAACCGTCCCAAATCATCTCAGGCATGTCCTGCATCTGCTTAGGTGACACAAACACAGTGTTGTTAGACATGGCCCGCTCAATCGGGATATTGCCCAAGTCCCACCGCTTTGCCATCAAGAATGCTTCGTCGTCCAGACTGCCAACAGCTATCTCGGCACTCCGGCGAACGTTACCAGCCACCACGATTGAACCAATAATGTTCATGCAGTCCAGAACCTCAACTGAAGTCAGGGACCGACCAACGGCACCATCCAGAACAGCACAAATCTTTTCAATACCTGAGATAAGAATAGCAGGCCCAGAAGCAGTACCACCAAACGTCTTAATCGGAACTCCCGCAAGGCGGATAAGATGAGTGGCATACGTCATGTACTGCGGATCATCGTCGTCGCCAAGATAGCACTCAAACACCTTACGTATAACATTGCCCCAACCCTCACGAGTGTCAGGGACAATGAAGTCAGAATCATTTGCATCCTGATGACTAACCCAACCAGCACGAACCACACCTAAGCGCTCAGGCTGATCACAAGAGAAACCAACACCGCCACCAAGCATCAAACGCTCAACCGCCCAAGAGAAATCCGTGGGCTTCTGAACATCAACAAACCAGCAGTTAACCAAACTATCCCCACCTAGTCGCTGATTATTCTCAGTACCCAACTGCCACAACATGCGCCCCGCAACCGAACCCTTAAGGTTGAACAAGTAATCATACAGACGCTTTGCCTCTTCCTCGCTCAACTGAGCACCAATACTCTGAGCACCATTCACTACTCGCTGAATGGTCTCATGCCACTCCTCGGTACGCTCAATGAAGTCTGTACCTTCCTCAAAAACAGGCCGTGCATACGTTCGTTTGTACGTCACATAACCTAAACCGTTGAACCCCCAAGGCGGAATCTGGTCAGCATAATCGTTAGCGAAGTTGTCGGGGATATAAAAAGGGTCCACGGTTCTCTCTTTCTTTGTAGATATGATTTAAGTGGTTTTAGTATTGTATATGGAACGCAGTTAGCGCAGGTGTCAAGTCACTGTGAGACTGGCATGATTTGAAGATACAATTGTATCATCTGGCTTGCGTCACGTCAAACTGAAAGATCAGCGAGTGTGCGAGCCATCTCAGTTCGACCGGAGAACAGTAAAAACAAACCTGCGGCTTTTTGCTCGATCCCGACCAACGCTTTATCGTCTACACCTATCGTCACGTCTAGTAAACCGCTTGCACACAACTTACGGACAATACCCACAAACTCGATTTCTGAATTACACAGAATAGTGTGTGAAGTCTCTTCCATAAGCCACCCTATACTATCACGTAACTTACCCTGAGTCAACAGAGCATCTAGTACAATGGCGGCAATCTCTTCCCACTCCCCAAACAAAGCAAGGGAAGGCAGCACAGTGCGGTCAGACATGATCGAAGAAGCCTGTACCGATAGGCAGACCGCAGCGTCTAAAGCAAAGTTGTGCTCCCCATGCATCGCAAGAAACAGCACAGCGTTATCCTGTAACTCCACCATCGACAAAACTTGATTCTCATATTCACAGTCTACCAAGCAAAACTCGCTTGCCACCGCCACAAGGCTTTCAGCATCATCAAAAGAATAATACTCATTCATAGGATTAATAATAGAATGGACCACTAAAATCAAATCAAAAGTAGAATCGGAAAGGGTGCCCTCGCAGCCTACCAGAAATCCCAAGAATCGGATCAGGCCCGCAGCGTAGTAGTCGTCTATAGCCTCCAACACGATTACATCATCCTTGGTCCATGTCGGATTAGGTAATGCCGATTCACCATTGTTTAGAGACATAATACCTTAGTATAGCAAAAGCCCCCCAGCCGGAGCCAGAGGGCAATCACAACAGAAAGAGAAAACCCCCGGCTCCGAAGAACCGGGGGCAATCAATTATCCTTGATTCGTATTAGCTACCCGACTCAGCTTGGCGCTGCGTCGAATGTGACCTTGACGAACGACTCTGGCCGCTTCACGGCGAGAGCCAGACGCTCTTCGGCAAGCACAACGATGGCGTTGCGGACGAAGAAGTCTGAATGCTGTTCCGAAATACGGATTGAAGCCGCTTCACGGTCATACAACTGAGCGCCAGTACCGAACGCACCGACGAGAGCAGTACCCTCAGCGATGGCAGGCGTGTCAATGACGGGAATACGCCAGACACGTGACTCTGCGCCACCAGCAACTGACATGGCAAGAAGATACGTGCCCTGTGAGTTCTTGGTGAGTTCGATGTCTTCCCAGTCACCAGGGTGGACGATGATGCCGGTCGGCCCGTAGTAGGCAAGATATGCCAACGTAGCCGCACGACGAAGAGCATCCGCCTTGGTATCAGCAACAGGAGTCGTAGCGCCTGCTGACCATGAGTAGGTCTGAATCCCCGTTGTGTTGAGAATACCAGTAAGGTCTTCACCGGTGCCAGCACCGGAAAGAATCTGGTTATCTTCGGTCAGACGAAGCCCGTAAAGGAGTTCGTTGTCGATGATCGACCGCAACTGCGGCTCGTCAGCGAGAACGTTCCGGTGAGCTGCTTCCCAATGAGCAATGGTACGAACAGGAGCCTGCTCGCCCACGAAAGTCATTGTGGAATGTGGCTTCGCACCGAAGTTGCCTGAGGCGTACTCAGGGACAACTGAGGCATTGTTAGTGAAGCCGCTCTGACGGAAGTACTCGATGACAGCAGCGTTGGTCGTGCGTGCCGGGAAAAGGTCACGAACACGGCTACGACGCTGTGCAATCGGAACAATACCATCACGCTCGACGCCACCGAATGACGAAGGGTTGCCGGTGGGCAATCCTGAGTAGATGTCCTTGGTGTGGAGTGACTTAGCCTCGAAAGGCGCAGACATGTTCACACCGTTGCGTCCACCCTCAAGTGACTTGAACTGATCTGAGTTGAGGAACTGACTACCAACCGAACCACGGCTGTGAGCAACTTCTGCCTCAAACCCGGCAGCAACTTCAGCGGCGACTGATTTGTACTCAGCCTCCGATGACCATGCTGACACGTCACGTAGGGTAGTCATGTCTTCAATAAGACCCTTGATTTCACGAATCTGGGTCATGTTTCCTTGAAAAGCGGATTTCTTTTCATCGTCCGCAATGAGGGTTTCACCCTCAATTTGAATTGAATCAGCGATCTGTTCCTGCTCTGACATTTTTGAGTCTAGAGCACTCTTCAGTTCGTTGAGCCGACTTTCATCAAAACTCATGTTAATCTCCTTAAGGTTTGAGTTTTACATATTGTTTAATGACAGGCGACCCAACATTAAAAATAATGGGGGGCGAAACCAGTCACTTATTATGCTAGCACCAACGTAAAGACAATCACGGGAACTCTTGTAATAATCTGTTTATGCCGCACTGAAATATAGTTTAATGTATATCACTCAGTTGAATCAACCAGTCTACCTGCGAGTACTACGTGGATGTGTCAACTCCAAGAACCAAAAAGCCCCCGGCCGGTGTGAACCAGACGGAGGCTCTAACGGCCCAAGGGGTAGGACTACAGAATACTATCCAACCTCAATAAAGATACACTCACCAGGGCACTCCTCGGCTGACTCAATAACAGACTCTAGTTTGTCATCAGGGACAGCAGCAACGCCTTCGGCCATCTGGAGGATAGGGTCTTCCGAAGCATTTATACCATCTTTAGAATAGACCGTGGGCCACGCTACTTCTTTAACGTAGGCAAGCCCATCTTCAGCCATCCCGAAGATAGCTGGCTCAATTTCAGCACACAAGCCATCACCAGTACAGAGGTCTTGATCTATCCATACTTTCATTTCGCTACCCCTCTTAGCCTTGCACCACGAACTCGCTCTGAAGGCTTAGCAGGAGGCTTCTGATCATTCGGACCATAACGCCTAGCCGCTTTTTCTCGGGTCTTCCAGTCAGCAGGAACCAAATCAGTGCGTCCCAGAGTACGGGCACGCTTAATGATATGTTGTTTTACAGCCGCCCGATCTTTACCAAGGCCATACGCCTGAATAGCATTCCGCAAATCACCAACATCCCGAATAGGATACGATCCATCAGGCAGTGCTATACCACGCTTAGCGTACTCTGTCCGACGAGTCCTGGTATAAAACCGCTTCTCCTCAATACTGTCAAAAGACTTCTTAGTACCGTCTACTCGCTGAACAATGTTTTTAGCCCAAGTGTATCCGGCATCGCCACCCCAAAGCGCCCAAGCTATTCGCCCATTAGAGGGGAATCCCTTTTCTCCGGGCCTATACCCCTCAGCCTTAGAATCACTCTGGTGACGATCAAAGTATGCCTTGACACGCTTAACAGTACCATACGGCAAGTTCTTGTCGTTAGAGATATCTCGGGCACGGGCCACACCAATCATAGTACCACCACGACCAGTCTCACGCCGCCACTCAAGACCCTTCTTTGCTTCTTCAACCATACCCGCAGTAGGCTTAAACGAATCGCCAACACCCTCCTTAGCTGAAACCAAACCACCCCCCGGCAAAGTCTCAATCCCACGAGGACCACGCTCCCGAAGATTTTCCCAAACACGCTCATTCACAACAACACGGCGTGCGGGCCGCTGTGCTCGCAACACCCGAGAGCGCCCAGAGCCAGTATTACCGTGTGCAGCATTGTGCTCCTCTGGTGTAGCACAAGGTGCCCAGACGCCCTGACGAACTTGATGAGCACCGGTACAGCCTAGACGAGCAGCAGTCATTTCTGCTTCCCTACGATTCTTGAAAACACCCTTAGTCCTAGCAGCCTTCATGCTGATAAGGTCTACGACGGCTTTCTTCCGTGTCTGATTTTTTTTCCAGTTACGGAAAGCAGGGTTACCCAACTCAATGAGTTTCATCAAATCACGTGGAGATTGGCAAGGACCCCAAGTGTCATCATCGACACGGTGCGCCCCAGAACAGCCTAGAATACGTGACAATTCCTCTGCCATCTTTTTTGTAGGTACTGTTTGACCATCCAAGGGGTCCTTTGCCATTTTCTACTCCATGTTGTTAAGCGTAAATAGAATTAGAATTCTTCACATAACTATTATATGCGCCTATATAGATTGCGTGACTCTCCTCTACCGATTCATCAAAAAATCCTGACCGGTTCAGATGTGTCTTAAAATCTGGGTATGTGATCGAAGTAATCAAATACTTTCCGATAACATCCCACTCCGCCTTGCTTACCACAATGCGGAACTCGTAGTCTCGATCTGGGGTAACAACGATGTCGTGTGAAACCTCTGCCGCCTCCATCAAATTTTCGAGATACTGGCGATGACGGGTTCTTACCGCCATCCCCTCGCCCGAATATTGCTCAACCACTGAGTAAGCGCCGTGCTTTGTGTACATCCACATATTTTTCTCCTTTCGTGAGAATCCTACGAGTATAACACAGCCCCTACTTGTCTGTCAACTTAACCCACCCTAAGTCTTTGAACAAATCAGCATCATCGACAAATTGGCGGATATATTTCGGTTTCATATCACCCCGAGCAACAATTTCCCACTGCTCCGCAGCAGAACGTTCCCCGAAGTCGTTTTTAAACTTTTTGTGATCACGTGAAGCGAACGAATCAGGTTTCAGAAAGACTTTGAGTGTTTCAGTCTTCGGGTCCCACGCCCAAACACGTTCAGCCGCTAACGGACTATAACCCACAGACTGCTTGTCCGCAGGACGGACTTGCCGGAGAGCCATCGCCCGAACAGGGGTAATAGGTAGGTCAAAAGCAAAAATCATGATAAATCGTCTCTGCGATCCACCGTAAAATTCAAATCCTGCTCCTCAACCTTAGCCACATACTCTTTTTCTTGCTCGGTCAACTCCCTAATTATAATTTTGTCAGGGTTAGGGGCCGTCTCCGAATCGGGGTCCTGCCTTTGCCGCACATCAAAAACTATGGTGTCGCCTTCTGAATACAGTTTAGTAATCTTGTAGTTCCGTACACCGTGGTCCGTGCCATAGAGTATGCTTGTTCTAAGGTTGCCATTCTGCACCTCAAAGCCTCCCACACTAAATGCGAAAGTCTCGTCAAAGGGGTTCATCCCTACATATGTGGGTTTAATACCTTTACCGTTTTCTTTCCCAGTAAAAGCAACTGTCACTGGGTAGATATACGTTCCACTTGGGGATTCCAAACCCAAGTCTACCCACGGAGGCAGATTGTACTCTTCAACAATTTTTAAATTAGCCATAACTATCTACTTTCGGTCACAATGCATCAGGGTCATCATCGACTGTTACTGAAGTGGAGATTCCAGATGAAGATATCTGCCACGGTTTACGGCCAGAACTGTCAACAGTTTTGATCTCTGGAAGTCTACCAGTCATTTGAGAAGCAAGCAACTCTTTTGTCGAAACTTCAGTACCCCAAGATGCGACAGGCCCATCAGGAGACTTTACCCACACTAACATCTGATACATACCATTCGTGCGTCGAGAGACCACATTTTGTGCGTTCAATACATCAACTGGAATATTGGCTTTTCTCACAGCGCTTTCAATTTGCGTGGTCTTACTTTCGCTAGTATCCATATTAAGGATTCCATTACTCCAATTAACCTGGCCCTTTGAAGTATAGTCATTAATCGCTTCGTTACTGTTGAAAAGTTTCGCAAACGGCGTATTCCCTGCCGACCTTGACCATGAAGGCCGAATATGGTCGGCGGGGTGCTCCAGCCCATATGAGTCCGACATTATGTACAGGGCTTCTATATCAGCAACACCATCGTCCGGGAAGTACATAAATGCTCCGGTGTCAAGAGTACTTGCGGTGGATTGTTCTACTCTCATGTATAAGTTTTCGGAACTACCATTACCAATATCCTGATTAACAGACTGGCCTTTAGCAAACCCGGAAGGTATATTTAAGGTGCGGTCCAGGCCACCCGAACTAGAGCCGTCAAAGTAAAGAATACCAATTGCCGTATCCATGTCATCCTCCGAGATATAACTGCCGTAGGAGGTCAGTTTACCAATAGCTGACGTGCTATAAAAGTTATGCTTGTAACGAGGCATATTATCGCCAAGCGCATCAGGACCCACCCCGCCACTATTGGCATAAATAATCTCTTTAGCCTTTTCTGGCGAAAGAACAACATTCGGCTTACCCGCATCCATACGAACAGTAATATCGCTTGGAGTAATCCCCCAATCAGCCATTCTCTTCAGCACAGTGTTCTGTACCGCAGATTTCTCATAACCGACTCCGTACATCGGTGAACCTTCAGACGACCCCGGAGCACCATTGGCCTGAGGCGTTGAAGTCCAACGCAGGAATCTGCGAGCAAGCGTATCACGTATCTGGGTTTCAGAAGGAGGAGAAGCATCAATACCCACGTTAGCAAAAGCACGCTCCATAACATCTTGTGGAGAAGTCTTCATCTCTTCACGGGAATCGCCCGTAACAAAAACACGCAACTGCTTGTGCATGTTTGATTTAGTACGCCCATTGAGTCCAAATGAATCAGGTGTCAACACAACCTTAACGTCCCCAAAATCAACAACGTACAAATCATTATTATTCACAGCATTTTTAGGCACTGCACCATTTAGACCACCATGTGATGAAGACATCTCCGCCCCGTGCAAGTCACTCGCAGTAATACTGCCCGAAGCAGCCTTGCTGTCATCATCAACGCTTAGGGTCAAAATAGAGTTTCCGCTACCATCTGAACCAAACTGGACTACCTTACTCCACCCACTTGACGAAGCGGTTCCATTGTTAATCTTGTAGACTTTCTCAGGGTTGGCTTCTAAGAACTTTACGATCTCATCAAACGAATGATCTTCCAACTGTGATCTAAACTCAGTAGCCTTAACAAACTTGGGGTCCGTAAACGATCCCACATTCACCATCATTCCGTCTGTAACAGACATCTGACTTCCAACAACATCAGGACCATCTAGTGTAGTCTGCTCAGTTGTCAACTGATTATCTGGGCGCTTAGCATTTAATGCTTTAATAACCGTCTGCGCAGGAGCACTCTGAATATTCTTCACAGTTGACTCAGGAACTGACATTCCCGCTGCAACCTTGCCCACACCGGAGGCATAAGATTTAGGGTCTGTAGGATCAGCAGAAGGATCAACCGTCTTACCTAGCATCGGAGTGAACGCAGGCGTATCTACGGAGAATTTACCGAACGACGAGAGCGCTTCATTCAATTCAATATCACCAAGCATATCGTCTGCAAAGTTTTTCTCCATGGTGGTCTTCCATGAGCCGTGGCGCTGAGCAACAAAGTCAGAAATTTGTATCAACCGGGCAGCCTCGTCATCCGTCAACTTACCGGCCTCAACTTGATCCCTAATACGTTCCTGCGAAGCGACAACATCAAAATTGCTTAATGCTTTCTGCGCTTCACCAATGATGGCCTTACGCTCTTCTGGAGAATACCCACTAATAGTCTGGCCGAAAGCAGAGCCGAAGAACTGTTCACCAAACTTCTCATCGTGGGGAAGGAACGCCTTTCCTGCATCAAAAGCGAAGATTGATGTCTTGTTGTCTTTACCTACCATAGAGATTCTGTTGTCACCGTGGTTGTCAGGCTCGCTAATCAAGTATTGCTGAGCAAGCATGGCCCCCAACTGCTTGTGGTTGAGACCTGAGCCAGAACCTGTGTTCAGGTCTAGAACGTTACCCACATGCTCGATAATCATAGGCCGGTTTGTCGTATCACCAAACTTAGTCACTTTTTGACCGTTAGGAGCCACATCATCACCGCTAACAAGATAATCATTTCCAGCAAACGTAACGTTCGGGACAGGGAGTCCTAAATCCTGTGCAACAATCGCCGCTGAAGATTCTGACAAGTGCTCTGTGTCGTTACGGGCGGGCTTCTTGAAGAAGTAGACATTACCTGTCTCCTTGTCAACAATCATCTTAGTTGGGAAACCAACTTGCGCATTAATACCCGGATGTGCACTCGGAGGACTGTTCACCGCATAGCGCTCAATGGAACCGTCCATGATAGCGTCAAACATTTCATCATTAACATCAAAGTCGGTTAACATAAACTCTGGATCATTCAAAGCATCAACAGTCCCCACCTCAGCAAGCAACTCCGCAGCAGCAGTACGCTTTTGTGCATAGTTCTCATCAGTCTGCGACAAGACCTGCTTGAGTGGTAAATCAGTCTGCTTTGACTTCTTTAAGGCATCAGCATTAGGCACATACGACGGCGTGTGCTTACCGACAGTAACCTTATCTTCAGGAATGCCACCAGAAGATTTAGTGAAACCAGATTCAGTATCTAAACTGTTGATAACAGAAGACTGGAAATCCTTGTCGCCAGTCACACCCCCGCTAGTAACCCAATCATCAAGAGATTGAGCGATCTTCAAGTCACGCTGCTTGCCGTTAACGTTGGTCGTATCCATATCAATGAAGCTAGCAACAT